ATTCTGATTCTCAACCGGAAGGATATTGGGGTAAGATGTATGAAACCGTAATGAAAGGTGAGATTTGGAATGATGTCGTTACCAATAAATCTAAATCAGGTGAATTGTATTATGTTGACACATATATTAGAGCAATTTTTGATAAGGAGGGTAAATTAGAGGGGTTCTCATCAATTAGACAAGATGTGACAGAACTTAAGAAAAAAGAAGTAGAAATTCGTAATAGAATGAATGCAATAAATAAATCAAACGCAGTTATTGAGTTTGATTTAGAAGGGAATATCATTTTTGCAAATAATTTATTTTTAGATACTATGGGATATTCATCGTTGGATGAGGTGGTTAAAAAACACCATAGAATTTTTATAGATGAAGAACATTCAAAAAGTGACGAATATCGTATTTTTTGGGAAAAATTAAATGACGGGACATTATTTACCGGTGAGGTTACTAGAATCAAAAAAGACGGATCTTTAGTTTATTTACAAGCAACTTATAACCCAATCATTGGTTTAGACGGTAAAATTTATCGTATTATGAAAATTGCCACAGATATCACCAATTCTTATGAACAAAAGAAAGAGATTGAGAAGAAAAATACCTATTTAGAACACGCAGCAAAGATATTAAGACACGATATGCACTCCGGTATTAATACATATATGCCAAGAGGATTAAGTTCTTTAGAAAGAAGATTGAGTTCTGAAGATATTACATCATTAAAAATTGAGGCACCAATTAGAATGATTAAGGAAGGTTTAAAACATTCACAAAAAGTATATAAAGGTGTTTATGAATTTACCAATCTTGTAAAAAAAGATGTTGTATTAAATAAAACTGAATGTGATTTAAAATTAATCCTATCTGATTACCTATCATCAACCGCATATAGTAGTCAAGTAATTATTGACGAATTACCAACTATTGAGGTAAATGAACCTTTGTTCTGCACCGCAGTTGACAATTTAATTAGAAATGGTTTAAAGTATAATGATTCGGATTCAAAATTTGTTAAAATTTATTTTGACGAAAACACTGTTTACATACAAGATAATGGTAGAGGAATCACCCAAGAAGATTTTAATCATTTATGCAAACCATATACAAGAAAAGAAGGACAAAAAGAATCCGGAACAGGATTAGGATTAAATATTTGCGTTGCAATTTTAGAAGAACACGGTTTTGATATTACCTGTGAGAAAAATGAAATAGGAACAAAAATGAAAATAAAAATAAAATAAAAAAAACAAAAAGAAAAAAATGATTGATTCAATTTTATTGGTAGATGATGAGGATTTATTCCATTTAGTATTTGAAGATGCTTGTTCGTTACTTGACATAAGTTTGTCTTTAAATGCGTTAAATAGCTCTGACGAAGCGGCAAAGAAATTTGAAAAATGGTTCAAAAGTGGGGATGATAATGATAAACCTGAATGTGTGTTTGTTGATTTAAACATCATTGGTAGTTCTTTTGATGGTATAGAATTAATTAGAAAAATTAATTTTGAATATGGTAATCACGTAGTTGTTGGAATTATATCGTCATCAAATGAACCTGAAGAACAAGCAAAGGCAATCCAAGCGGGTGCTCAATTTTGGATCATTAAATCTGACGATATTGAACCTCGTTTAGAAGAGTTCAGAAAAGATTATGAAGGATATAAAAACAGAACCGCACCATTTAAAGTATACAAATGATAATAATAGACAGTAATACTAAAAAAACTTTAATGGATTTATACACTAAAAAGGGTATAGGTCTTGAAGGTAATATTACTAAACTTATTGATACTGAAAATGATGAGGAGTTTAAAAAGTATTTAAAAGAATGTGAAACAAAAGACGGGGACAAAAGAAGAAAGCGTCTTGAGATGACAAAAAAAATACAGAAACAAAACGAGGAATTAATAAATTTAAATATTGAAAATCAAAAGATTATGGATGATCTTCAGTCAACCTTAAAAGAGGCTGAAGAACAAAGAGTAAAAATTGAAATTCAAAATGGAGAGTTAATTGATTGGAGAGAAGAAAACGAAAAAATTCAACAAGATCTACAAAGAGAAATGATTAATTCTGAAAAAGCGAGGATACAAGCGGAAGAAGCAAAAACAAACGCGATTAATGATCTTGATATCCTACAAAAAAGAAACCAAACAGAATTAATATCCAATATAGTAAAAGTTGCTCTTTATATTATCATTGGTGTTGGTATTGTCACCACGGGAGTATATGTATTTACCCTAGTGATGGGTAAAGATACCCAAGTAATAAGTGCAACATGGTCTAATATCTTTGGAATACTCTTAACTAACGCCTTCTCAATAGTAGGAACTATTATGGGTATTAAATACGCAACAGAAAATAAACAATAAAATAAAAATTATGTTATTAAAAGTAGGATCGAAAGGAGAAGATGTAAAAAAACTCCAAATAAAATTAGGTGTTGAGGCAGTTGGGACTTTTGGACCAAAAACTGAAGCTGCAGTCAAAGAATGGCAAAAAAATAACGGATTAAAAGACGACGGTATTGTTGGTAACGCAACTTGGAGTAAAATGTTTGGTTCTGAACCCCAAGAACCTCAAGTAATTAAAGAAGATGTTGTAATTACACCTGTAAGTGGGTTAAATATTGAAAAACTTAAAGGTTCTATCCCCGATTCAGTGATTGCACAGATATCAGAGACGGCAAAAAAGTTTAATATCACTAATAATTTACGATTGGCACACTTTTTAGCTCAATGTGCTCACGAATCGGGTAATTTTAAGGCGGTTTCAGAGAATTTAAACTATTCTGCGGATGGTTTAAAGAAGATATTTGGTAAATACTTCCCAGGAACACTTGCCGAGTCGTATGCAAAACAACCTGAAAAGATTGCATCCCGTGTTTATGGTGGAAGAATGGGAAATGGTGACGAAACAACTAAAGAAGGGTATAAATTTAGAGGTAGAGGATACATTCAGTTAACAGGTAAGGGTAATTATACCAAATTTACCCAATTTATTGGTGAAGATTGTGTCTCAAACCCCGATTTAGTTGCAAATAAGTATCCATTAGCGTCTGCGGCGTTCTTTTTTGATGTAAATAAGTTGTGGAGTATCTGTGATTTAGGTTCATCGGACGATGTTGTGACTAAAGTGACTAAAAGAGTGAATGGAGGGACACACGGACTTGATGATAGACTAGCAAAGTTCAAAAAATACTATAATTTACTTAAATAATTTACAAATATGATTAAAACCACTATAATTAACCTACAAATTCAAATAATATGTTGTTAACAGTGGTTTTAATCGTTTTTACGCTCGTTTTAAGCGTAATATCTATAGGTTTATTCATTTGGTGGAAAAAATACGGTAAAGATATGTTTTCTATGATAAAAACAATGAATAATATACCAAAAAACAAAGAATTTCCCTTTGATACCGATATTTTAAGAAAAAATCTGAATTTTCCCGATGATTTTTATAAAAATTTAAAGAATTTACAAGATTTAATGGGAAAACCACCTAAAAAACGCTAAAAATAAGGTTTTTTAGTGTTAATTTACCCAATTTTACCCAAAAAACCCCTTTTTTTGTCTAAATTGTTAATTTTTTCATCATTTATAGTCAAAATTTGACATATTATGGAGGTTTTTGACGGGTTTTTAGTCCTATTTTAGGGGTATTTTAACCCATTTTTCGTCAAAAATCATTAATTATATGGGTAAAATCACCATATAAAAGAATACCTTATTTAGTGGTTTTTTTGGGATATTTGACTTCTACCTCATATGGACCTGATTTTGTCTTTAATATGTCGTATTTCCATATAACGATACAATCATCATAAGTGAATGTCCTCTCAAATTTAACCTGTTCAGGTAGTTTTTTAGCGTTTCTTGAACTCATAGTGTGATATTTTGTATTTGGGATACAAATATAATGAAAATATCAATCATTTTTTCAAAATGTAATCACATTTTTCATACCAATCACGATATTCTCGTCTGTCTTTGATGATTGTTTTACCAAGTAATACTATTATAAGTCCGAAAAATAATATAAATCCTATCATAACAACAATATATAGTAAAAAAATCTATAAAGTGTGTTAAGATAATATTAATTTTAGGTTACAAAAAACCCCACCTTTTGAGTGGGGATTACATAAAAATTAATAAATTATCCTTCAGGAGTTTCTTCGTCTTCTGATCCGTGTTTCTTATTGATAAATTTATCAACAGAACCAATTGCAAATGAACCTAACACTAAAATTAAGAATGAATTAAAGATAAATTCATTAACTACTAATGGTTTACCAAGGAATCCAGTTACAATATCCGCACCTGCGAATATACACATCATTAAGAAGGCGATAAACCCAACTACAGATTTTTCGTTGATAGAATTGTTGTCACAAAACAACTGATTAAAAAATTTTTTCATAATACTTGTTTTTTATATAAATATTAAAAAAAATGACAAAAACTATTTACTTTAAATTTTGATAAGATATACTAACCAAATTTTTGAGCAATAAAAAAGGGACAGTAGCGAATTGTCCCTTTTTGGTGTTGCCGTAACGACAACGGTCCTAATTAAATTCTTATTGTCCTTTAACCAAGTTGATACATTGTTTTAAATATTCTTTGGCTCTTGGAGACGGTGTAAATTCGTCCTCTCTAACCTGTAAGTTTAATACCTTTTCAATATCCTTCACCAATTCAGTCCCGTGTTCGTTTTCTTTGTATAACTCAATTACTTTATCCATAACTTTATGACAATTCCCACTTGTTTCATCATAATAGTTCTTATTTCTGAATTTGTTAAGGTTATTCATCATTTCGTAAGCCAAGTGTTCACCACCATCTTTAATGTCCTTAAACAATCTAATATTGTTTAATACTCCCAATGTATCTACAATACCATTAACCCCTCTGTTTCTTTTTGAAACTCCGGGAGAATATTTTGAGAACCCATCAGAATCCCCAACTATCTCATCCAATTGGATTATGTTTTCAGGAACACATCTTGGTTTAACTTTTTTCTTTTCTGCAGAACTCATACTATCATCTTCTTTGATGATTTTATATAGTGCTCTTCTAATATCGCTTTCTTTAACTAATCTTTTCATTACGTAACTTTTTAATATAAATATCAAACATTATTGTATTTATAAATATAAATATACTTGAAAAATGAATAATATTAAACAGATAGTTAGAAGAGTTATTTCTGAAACATTTATACCCAATATGGTTTTAACTGAAAATGTTAAAGTATCCAAGAATTTAAAGTATCACATTAATAATAAGATTACATTATCTGAAAGTGTTTTTAGACCATATTCGGATGGTTATTTTAATTTAGTTTGTGAAGTTAGGGATTTATATCACAAAGGATCAATACAATTGAATAGATCAGATAAATGGTTAATTGAAACTGATTTGGGTAAGATGGTTAGAATATCCACAGGTGAATATGTTTCATTAGATTGTCCTTATTTAATGACAGAAGAAGAATTGTTATCTGAAGCGGAATATCAAGGTAAAAAAGTTAAAGTCGGTTATCCGATGAGAAATTCAGGTGGTGGTAAAAAATATAAAGTTTATGTTAAGGATCCATCAACAGGTAGAATTAAAAAGATTACCTTTGGGGATGTTCACGGGGGATTAACCGCAAAGGTATCCAATCCTGAAGCAAGAAGAAGTTTCGCCGCAAGACACAAATGTAAAGACAAAAAAGATAGAATGAAAGCCGGTTATTGGGCTTGTAGAATTAATCGTTATGGACATTTGTGGGGAGGTAAGACATATGGTGGTTATTGGTAATTACAAATACAGGTAAAAATTATTTATGGAAGAAAAATACACTGAAGAATATTTCCGACGACTGGAGAAAAGAGTTAATAAATTCTTGTCAAATTTTAAACCAATAAAAGATGAAAATTTTATTGGGTATAAAGCAATCGTTGGTAAAGAAAAATATCACAATGGACCCACAATTAAAATAACCGCATTATTCAAAGAACCATTTAAAGGGGAACATTCAGATATTGCAAATACGCAAACTAAAAAGATAATACCAATGTTAAAAGATAGTATCCCACATTTAGAAAATGCTATCATTAAAGGAGGTAGTAGTTCCACTATTAAGAATTATGAAGAACATTTAGATTGGGAATTAAAATGGTTGGGTAGAAAACTTGATGAACCCACTTTACCATTTAAACAAACAATTAAGGATGGTGTTAAAACAAGAGTTTTTGATAAAAATATTGACGATCACGAATTACAATGGCACCGAGATGAAAGAGATAGAATTGTTGAAGTTGTAAAAGGTAATGGTTGGAAATTCCAAATGGACGATGAATTACCGGTAACATTAAAGGAAGGGGACAGATTTACCATCCCCTCTGAAATATATCATAGAGTAATTAGAGGTAATGGTGATTTGGTAATTAAAATCAAAGAACTTTAATTATTTAACCACAACATAATCAACGGACATAAGGGAATCTAATATTGCGGGGTTTCCACCCGCATATGATATTGCACTTTGTAAAGATTCCTCAATTTGTTTTAATTTAACAAAAATAGATTCTTTCTTATATGGAATACGCATTTTAATACCCTCAATTCTATTTTCTTTTCCCGATTGAGATGAAGATGCCGAACCCCAAAATGTTTTATATTTAATATCTTCTATTTCAATGACTTCTCCTGGCGATTCATTATATCCGGCGAACATTCCACCAACCATAACCATAGATCCACCCAAAACAAGGCTTTTTACGATATCCGAATGTTCCTTAATTGAACCATCCGCAATGATTGGTTTTTTCGCAACTTTCACACAATCTTTTATCATACTTGCTTGCCAACCACGATTACCAAATCCTGTTGAGTGATATGTTGTGCAAGCAGATCCACCACCAATACCAACTTTAACCGAGTCACATCCCCAGTTCTCTAAATCTGTAACGGCATCAGGAGTGCAAACATTACCTCCGATTATAAAAGTATTCGGTAATTTTTTACGAAGATATTTAACCATTTTCTTCATCTTAATACTATGACCATGAGCAATATCCACCGTAATAAATTCAGGTATTAAATCCTGAAATATTAATACTTCAATTAATTCATAGGAATCGTCATTAACACCAATAGATATTGATGAAAACAATTTTTCTGATTTCATACGACGAATGAAAGAAACCTCATCTACTTCAAACCTATGTAGAATGTAAAAGTATCCATTTTTCGCTAACTGAATTGCCAAACTTTCGTCAATGATACTTTCCATATTGGCAGGAACCACCGGGAGTTTAAATCTGTATCCACCAAATTTTACTGATGTGTCACATTCTGATCGTGTGTTAATTTGACTATATTTTGGTATTAATGTTATTTTGTCAAAATCAAACTTCTTTTTCATAATTACTTTCTATTAATTTATTTATTCTATTTTTTCCTTTTTCTCCAATTGGAATTGGATTCCCCTCCTCATCAATGTGAACAAATTTAATATGCGTTTTTAACACTATATTTTGTCTACCTGTGTATACATTATGTGCCCTTGCCTCTAAATAAAGTGTGACAGATGTTGATCCCACTTTTGATGGGTATCCGTAAATTTTGAGTAATTGTCCTTCTTTAGCTGGTCTCTCAAAATTACATTTGTCAATAGAAACCGTAACCATTCTTGGTGAATCACATAACTGCATTGAGTACCCTGCGGCAGCCCCATCCAAAAGGGACAATAATTTTCCTCCGAACAGATTTCCGTGAAATCCTAAATCAGATTTTTTAATTGGGTGTGTTGTTATTAATTCCATAACCACTTATATGTTTTTTTTTGTTTTATTGATGTTATTTGTGAAGGACTAATACTATATTTTTCTGAAATAAATTTATAATTTTTTCCAATATTAATCAAGTCGACAATTTCTAAAACTTCATTATCCGTTAATTTTGAATTGTGTTTTGATAATTTTTCCTTTGTGGACTCTTTAAGTATTTTACCTTTATGTGAGTCGGATATATTTTTTCGCCAATCACTTCTAGATTCTTTATTATTATCTTTGTAAAATTGTTTAAGTCCGTCAGATCTTGATTTTTTTTGTTCTTCCGTCCACTTATAACCAGTTAATTTAACTTTCATTTTTTCAATCACATCTAACGGGCGTTTTTTACCCAACAATGAATTTTTTATTTTTTCACGAGTTTCTTGAGACACTGTCCACCCAGTTAATTTATGAACATCCTTACTAATTCTTTTTGATAAAAAAACTAATGATCTAAATTCCTTTTCTGATTTGGATTCCTCAAATTGTTTGAGGTGTATTTTATAATGATCATCAATTGACAAACAAATTAAATTATCAATAGAGTTATTTTTTCTATTTCCATCAATATGATGTATATCATATGTCCTACCTTTATCGTCTTTAGGTATTTTTCCGTGGACATCCTCCCATAGTTTTCTATAATTCATATTTATAAATATCTATTAACTACCAAAAAACTACTTACCACCAAATAAATTTCCGTGGAATCCTAAATCTGATTTTTTAATTGGGTGTGTATTTAATAATTCCATTTTAAATTATTATCTTTATATTTATTGATATGAATGTCAGGGAAAGTATAAGAAAAATAATTAATGAAGACAACAGAATGAGACGACCCATTCGTAAAGTGGTAAGGGATATTATAACATTAATCAAACAAGAGGGGACTGGCGAATTTTATTTACCTGAATACTTTGAAGATGGGGATTCTATGTTTTATGAATTTATTGGGTTGGAACCATTCTCTGTGGAGGTTATAATTGAATATGGGGAGTATGAGGTTGATGCATATTTTTCAAGGGATGATGATACAATAATAATCACAATCCGATACGAAAAAAATGAGAAGAACTCAATATTATATGATTTAGTTGGTGAACTTAATGAAGTAGTTGCTCACGAATTAAGACATATAGTCCAACAAAAAAATAATTTATATGATTTAGATGTTGAGGAACCTGAAACACCTTTAGAGTATTATACACAACCTCAAGAAATTGATGCACAATATTTTGGGTTCAAAAGATTGTCAAGATTATTAAAGAAACCATTTGATAAAGTTGTTAGAAATTGGTTTGACACACATAAAGAACAACATAGATTAGATAACGATGAAATTGAGGTCGTTATAGATAAAATTTTAAACCATAGAAAATAATGGATTACGCAAGAAAATACAGTGATTACCCTGAATTAGTTAATAAAATGACTAAACTTAAATATTTGATTATGTCATTAGGAAGTATTGACGGTGAGATTGATTTTGAACTTTCATTAGATGGTAATATGGTTAGAGAAATGTCCATTTATATTAGTGGAAGTATCCCGTTTGATGGAATGTTAGATGAATTTATTGGTTTCTTTGGAGATATCCAAGTAAAAATGGATAAGGTATTTAATAGAATTAAATTAGACGAAGGTTTAAATTTAAGTAGGACTATGGAAAACACATTTCTTGGAGGTTTGGTATCTCATATTGATTTTAAAAGAAATGATTATATTCTAATTTACGAGTTAGAATTTATTCTTGAGATTTAATTTTTAAATCTATTAACCACCTTTTTAATTATTTCTCTAACAACAATACTTGAACCGATAATCGTTCCATAACTCAATAATCTTTTAATAATTTGATTAACGGTTGCTTGATCAAATCCCATATTCGCCATTTCATATAATTGGGGTAGTATTGGAATCAAAAATGTATATGCTAACATATTGGATATTTTAGACATCGTAATGTTTAAACTACCAATGAAGGATAAAAAAGTATCTTTAAGGTTTGTTGTTGTGGATAACATTTCATCAAATATTTTAACCAATCCTCTTTGTTTAATTTCGGAAAGTATTTTATTTAACGCCTTTTTATTTCCCGAATAAAAAGTAACCATAACACCGGTAACGAGCAATGATAAATCAACACTTGTCAATTCAGGATATTCCCCCTCAATAAATTTTGATACCGGCATCATCAAACCTCCAAGAGTTGCTCCCCAACTCATTAAAAACCCAAAATCAACTCCAGTTACATCTTTAGTTTCTTTAAAAACTTTATCGGTGAACTTTAACATTGATTCATAACTCTTCAAAATTCTTTCAGATAAACCTTCCGTTAACAATAATTTATTCTGATTTTCTGTGATTACTACTTTCATAATTATAATTATAAATATAGCGTATATTTATTTGTATATGGCAAGAATAAATTTAAACCCGGAATTATCAAAAGGAGATAGAATAATTTGTATCTCAATGGAAGATGAATATGATGCAATCCCAACAGGAATACCTGGAACAGTGACAAATGTTAGTGTTGTTTTTGGAGATAAACAATATAGTGTTGATTGGGATAATGGATCTAAATTGGCACTCATAGATGGTGTTGATAAATGGATGAAAGAAGAAGATAGGTTAAATAGAAGAAGAAAAACCGAAGAATCTGTCTTTGTCACAACAAAAAAGAATTTTTTAAGTGAGAACTTTTATCGACAAAATTTAGAATTATTCAGAAATTTTAATGTTAGATTATTACATAGATATTTTGAGGAATTAAGAAAGTCAAGTGTGACGAATATGATGGGTGCTGCCCCGTATTTGTATATGGGTAGAGAAAGAATAAAACACGAACACCATTACGATGAAATGGATGGTGAACAAGAAGACGCTTTCCAAGTCGTATTGGATATGTCGGATGACATTAGAGATGAAATGATTAGAGGGGCGATGAAAACCCTTGAAAATGCGGGTAAAGAAGTAACTCCTCAAAGTGTTGAGAGATTGATGAAAGCCTACTCAAATAAAATGGTTGTCGCATTTACTAAAATGGCGGGTGGTCGTTTAATGAATTAATGATATTTATATTAAAAAACTAAAATTATGGCACAATATTTTTTCGGAATAACAAAAGAAGAGAAAGAGAATATTCTTAATCAACATAAAACCGTGTATGATGGGTATGTAACTCAATACGGGCAAAATAGTAATGAACAACCATTGTATGTTCAAGATTTTGCAAATGATAAGGAAGGGATTACCGTAACCAATAAAGGTGAGGTTAAACCATATACAAATATGAACATCAATGAAACACACTACGGTTTGGATATGATTGGTGATGGTGAAGATGATTTAATTAATGGAACCGTTGATATTGATGATGAAACAAATTGGGAAGATGAGGACATTGAATTTATTTCATTGGGTTTAACTGACGATGATTGTCACGAATGTGGTGGTGAAATGGAAGAAGGTTGGGATGATCATAAAATGAAAGCACGATATGATGATTATTCTCCTGAAAACTTTAGAAAATTATCAAAAGCATTTGGACACGGAATGTCAGATCCTGAAGGAACAAAATTAATTGATACAACCATTGATGATGAGTTTGACGATTATATGGATCTTGACAATGAAGACGATTTTGAACCAATATATGAAGATAATTTCTCTGATGAGGTTGATGATGAAATCTTACCTGAATTTACAGAAAAATTGAACGAGTCATTAGATATGTTCAGAAGATTTAAAAATTTTAATTAAATATTTCTTCTTTACTATAATAAACTAATTTTGACTCAAATGGAAGTAAGTGAAATAGTATCGTATTATATCCACGAGAATACAAGAAGATTGGAGGTGTCGTTTAAATTATCTAATGATGCAGATGATGAAATTAGAAATGATGTCATTAGCATAATTGAAGCCGAAGATTTTGGATATAACCTAATTCAAGAAGGATTTGAATTATTTGATGATGAAGATGAGGAATTGTATGACGATGAATTTGATGAATTTGACACAATTGATGAAGAGACATTAGTCACATATCTAAATGAATATTATATTGTCAATCCTGACAAATTACCAAAACCCGAATTATTTTAAGAGTTGATCCATTAAGGACCAACTCTTGTCATTACCATAGTTACCGATACATCGGAACCAGCATTCCCGTTTGCCCAAGTTCCAGTGGTTCTTAATACCAAAGATTCCGCGGCATCGTCAACAATCTTAAATGTTCTTGTTGAACCGTCAATATCAACTTGAATATAACCAAGACTATATTGAGTTGTTTGTCCGTGAACATAGTAGTAATATTCTTTAGTCCAATTAACTGATCCGTCAGGGTTGTTAAGGGGTTTAAACCTCATCATTGAATAATCCATATGAAGTCTTGTAAAACCAACTTCAATTGTATCCATTGGGAATTTCTCACTTGGATTTACATACAAATCACCCGGGTAATAAACCATATTGTTACTT